TTCATTAGGTTATTCTTACGGATTCGAGGGCGAAAACATTACAACAATACAAAATAATATATTAATAACACCACAAGACTACAAAGTAAATAGACAAGGTGTTTTTATTGTGCCTGTATTAGCAGATGAAGTAAGTGCTGAGAATTATAGTATTATATCTTATCCCGATAACGAAATAAATATATCATCTTCAATAGCAGCAACAACAAATTCAAGTGAATTGGTGCAGTATTGATGGGTGCAATGTAATGAAACTACTAACGATAAGTATATAGAGGTGGTTTATAACGGTCAAACTACAACTTTATTATTAGAAGATGATATATTTATTTCGTTATCGGGATAAGATATAATACTATAACTTTCAGCACTTACTTCATCTGCTAATACAGGCACAATAAAAACACCTTGCCTATTTACTTTGTAGTCTTGTGGTGTTATTAATATGTTATTTTGTATTGTTGTAATGTTTTCGCCCTCGTACCCGTAAGAATAACCTAATGAAAATAGCTGAGTACTTTCCTCTTGTGGTGTAGTTGCATCGTTCGGATCGGTTGTGGTGTATGTCACTGAAGTCTTTACCCATTGCTGATTATTTCCGTTTATTACACCGCTTGCATTATTTGATTGAGGTGCAAATTCTATAAAGTCAGATATTAAACGAGATATATTTACTTTATCATTTCCTGTTGATTCTGTTGGATTTGTTTTTGTAAATGTATATTCTGGTGTAGTTGGTACACTTGCTTTATCTCCGTTCCAAATCCATATACTTAACGTGTAATCGGTACAAGTTAAACCCGATGCAGTAGATACAAAAGGAATTGTTACGTAGTATGGCGATAGTGATTTAATCATAATATTGTATTTTCTATAAAGTTATCCATATCTAAAGAATACGCTTCTATTAATTCATCTGGTAAGTCTTTAAATTCATCTTCAAATGGTTTAGTAACTGTATGAAATATACTATTGCTTATGGCAAATAATAAACCTCTTCTTTTTGTAAAACGCCCGCCTTTATCTCTTGGCGCAATTCCTTTTCTAATAGTCCAACTGTTTAATTCTGGAAATATAGGAGGTCTTTTACTTTTGTATTTAAACTTATTATTAGTTACTCTTTTCTTTTTCCATTGAGTACCATCTGCCTTAGTGCCACCCACACCCTTAACTCCATAATCTACAAACTGCCAATAGTCTTCCATTTCAAAAGACAAACTAAAACTATTAGGATGCACCTTTAAATCTGAATCAATAGAATCTAACAACCTGCTAGACGCTACTTTGTTTTTTCTTCTAAGGTTATTCTTAGATTTACCTACAACGTTATCCGCAAATATCTTTAACGTATTCTTTGTTATTTCTGCATCCTCTAACATTGCAAGTCTTGACAAAGGTTAATATCTACATTAGGCATTTCAATAGTAAAATCCAATTGCCAACCATCTAATAAGTTTTTACCACTAAAATCTATTTTGTTAAATGTAGGGTTGTCTGAAGCGGTTATATTCTTCTCATCAAAATTCCTTTTCATTATTAACCACATTCTATTCAAAACCGCTAAGGTTTCATTGTGATTATCTATTTCGTTGTCCTGTTTAAAAAATTTATCCGTTCTTATTTCTTTATTAATATCTCTAATCGCTAAACAAGTTAATTGTACATCAAATGAAATAGTTGAGTTACTAGGAAAAGCACCGTTAAGAATATCAATGTTAAACAAAGGAAATAGATTACCTTTATCTAAGTCTATATTACTATCGCTATCTTTTGTAACAGTATTAATATAAGGATCGTTTTCTGCTAATTCCTTTAGATAATATAATAATTGACTATACTGGTTCATAATTCTGTAACTTTTCCTTTATTTCCTTTTCTTAAATTAGCTTCTAACTTTTGTTTATCTAGTTTATGCGCTAAGAAAGTATGAAATTCCCATACATTAACCTCTAAAACCGCATCCATTTTTAATATATCATTATCAGCTAAGTCGTTAATTGTTGCATACCATCCCCATTTATCGAAGTATCTTGACGCTTGACCTCCTTCACTTGTTCCGCTTTCGTATATTTCTGGGTATGTATCCTTAATTCTTTCGCTAAATTGTAAAAAAAAACAATAGCACCATTGGCAATAGATAATGGCATACGCTTCATAATATCAGCAAAACCTTTAGTGCCATTGTATTCTATTATACTGTAATTCCCTAAAGCATCCTTTTGTTTTATAGGTCTAAAAAGGATAGCCATTATTTTATGATAGTTTTCTACATCTAAAATATAGTTGCTTAGGTCCACAAATTCCTTAGTAGTAATTTCATCTAAATTTGGAATAAAACCAAATTCAGTATCTCCTAATTTAAAAGTATTTTTGAATGGTGTTTCTTGACCTAATGCATTAACAATATCATTAACAAGCCCCTCGTATTCTTTGTATGGTATCTTATCAACTTGGTTATACTTTAACCCTGTGAAGATTTTAATAATACGTTTATTGTATTCTAAATCTGTTAAGTCAGTACGCTTGCTTAACTCAATAAACTTTTGATATTGACCTAGTGTAATGTCGTCTATGTTTTCTGGAACGGTAACTTTAATCTTCATACTATTAAAACGTATTTAATAGTATTTTGTTATTTACCTTATTTCGATGCCAGTATCAAACAATTCAAAATAATAACGCATCATTATAGAATCCCATTCATCTGGTGATCTACCTATGTGCTGTTTAACCACATCTTTAGATACTAATGCTATTTTACCATCCTTATCGATGTCTTTTTGTTTAACCTGTTCCATCTCTTCTGAAGTCCTTTCAACAACTAGACTATCAGTAACAACTTCACCCACTTCACGATTAACAATTTTATTAGCCATATAATAACCGCATTGACTTTTTAAGTTAGAGAAGTTTTCATTGTTAGCAGGTTTAGACCCGTTAACAAATCCTTTACAATACAAGAAATCAACTACACCACCACCTACGCCATCTTCATCAGCAATAACGTGAGATAATGATATACCGTATTCTCTTTGTAGTTCTTTTGCTTTATCTACAACAACCGTTAAACTGGATTTAGGTATTGAATATCTGTATATACATTTCCATCCGTGCCATACTCTAAAGACTGTATTATCTTTTCCTTTACGAGCAACATCAATAGTTAGGTATTTCATACCCTCTTCTTTAACGTGTTCAGCACCCCAATAATCAGTAATAGAATCCATATCTATAAGTGTTGCGGGATCATCATCATATTCCCAATTACCAAAGTATAAACGTTCCTTGCTTACTTTATCTAAACTTAATAATGATTTTAAATAGGATTCTGGTAGATGTGGATTGTCCGTTGGTAACGCTTGTATAAACTTCTTAGTTTTTTTTAAAGTTTTATCTTTAGACTTCTTATAAAATTCTTTATAAGTCCAATTCTTAGCAGGGTTACAACTACCTAAAACTTTAGGTACGATATTAAATTCTTTTAATTTATACCTACACCTAGATAGAACTATTTGCCAAGCCTTATGTACTATTTGGTTACACTCATCAATAAAAGCACCGCATATCTCTAAAGAACCTAATGCGTCAAAATTTGGATCGGATGGATATAAGAATAAATCTTTTAAAAGTATTTCACTTCCATTATTAAAAGTTATTATATTTGTTTGTGCATTGTAATTAAATTGGTCTGATATTTCTAAATTTGTTGCTAATTCAAAAAATGTATTTAGTGTAGTTTCTTTTAAAGTTTTTAATTTAGACCTACCCATTAACCACCTGCTACCCTTGTAAGTTTGACACATCTCAATTAACCACAAACAACCTAATGCAGACTTACCACCACCCGCAGCACCACCGTAAAGAATTTCCTTGGTGTTATTGTCTTTTAAAAAAAATACTGCATTTTCTTGTTTAGGAAGTAGTTTCATCTGGATTTATTCCGTTCCCTAAATTAATAACGTTACCGCTTATTTCTTTACCCTTTGTGGTTAAGTCCGTTTGCTTAAGTTGTGGTATAACATACTTAGATAAATCTAAAAATAGTTTTATTCTATCTTTAGGCTCTAATTCTTTAAAATCGCTTTTAAGCTGTTCTAAGTTATCTTCTAGTAGTTTAGTAAAGGAATCCCTTACTTTAGACGTTGCTTTATTAGAAGAACCCTTGGGTCTACCTGTGGCTTTGTTATGTCCTTTTTCAAAAGGCATATATATTTTTTTGTATTATTTTAATATATAAACGTTTAACGATGCTTTTTGTTATACGTCAGCACAATAACAGTAACCAACGTTTAACCAACAATTACATTTTCTTTTCATATTCTAATTCTTTTCCCGTTAATGCAAAGTATAAGTTTTGGAGTTGGTGGACGTGTTTATATTCAAAAGGTAAGATTGAATGTTTTTCATAATTACTTGTAAGCATAAACAAATATCCAGCACCTTTATCTGTTATTGACAAATAATCTCTATATCCAGAACTATAATTAA